AACGAGGTTTTCCAGGGCGTAGTATTCAGCTCCCTCGATGTCGATTGCCAGCACATCGATCCGCCCGTCATCAAGTTGATCCATAGTTACTGTTTTAACCGTGCGGACAAACTGCGACTCCATGGAGAAGCGATCAAGCGCGCTGTGGTTAGGATGTTCGTCGGGACCGCATCCGATGGGTACGTGTTCCAGTATGCTGCCTTCACCCCTGTCGTAGAGTTTCGCGGTTCCGGTCTGCTTGCCAACCGCGCATTCAAAGACGTAGGCGCGCGGAAAGGCGGCTCGCAATTCCTCGGCAAGCCATGGCAAGGGCTCCACAAGGATGGTCTTTTCTGCCAGTGGCATCAAGCGCGTGAGGCTGCATTTGTCAGGCGCGTTGACGCCGACTTCGCAGATTGTTCGGATGGATTGTAGGCCGATTGATTTGGCGATGTCGTAGAGATCGATCATTTGATTTCCTTGAGTTTGAATGATTTGTTATCGGTAAAAAATCCTTTTATTTTTAATGACCTGCCGCTTGATTGTATAACACAAGCAATTTCGCCATTCTTGTCTCTGATGTTTCTACGTCGAGATCCTTTATTTTTCATAATTATTGCGGCGGATCCTTTTCCTATTTTTGTTTTCATGGTTTGTACAGTTCGTCGGTTTGGTCTGAAAATCTGGTAAGCAGTTCGTCGTTGTGTTCGCGGATCGTTTTGGCCATCGCGCCAGGGGACATGCCGACAAGCGTGGGTGGAAGCTCGGCCTCCATTCTCATTAGTCCGGCCTTTAGCGCGGATCCGATGCGGATCAAGTCCTCGCGGACTTTGGTTGCGGGGACGTACTTGCCGCACTCGACATCGTACTTGAGGGAGAGCAGTCTGTTTTCCTGCCACAGTTTGAATGTCCGTTGGGCGTCGTAGGTGAGATCGGCGGATAGTTCCTGCGGGTCATCGGTCATCGCCGCCGCCGTGCGGTTGCCTTTGCCGTCGTCCTGCTGCATCCGGCGATGATTAAAGACGGATTCCGGGTCGTAGATGTCCACGCCGGCCAGCGCGTACTGGCGCAAAGTTTCCCAGTTGATGCCGTATTCCTCGGCCAGCGCGTCAACCGATTTCCGTCCTTTAGGCCTGCGTCCCATATATCGCTGTTCGGTTCTATTGCCAATGGGTTATGGATTGGCGAATGTGGCGAGCGTCAGCAATACGATCACAAGCGCTTGATGTGGGATGACGACGGAAAGAGCTATCCAGACTACGACCGCGCCAAGGTGGACGAAACAACGCGTATGTCGTGCCGCGCTTGCTCAAAGGAATACGCAGACAATCCAATCAACCGGAGAACGCTTTCGGAATCCGGCGTCTATGTCCCGACCAATGACGCGCCGGAAAAGGGTCATCGTGGATTCCACGTTTCCGCGCTCGCGTTGATCCATGTCCCGTGGAGTCGCCTTGTCCATGAATACAAGGAGGCCGTTGCGCGGATGCAACGCGGCGATGACGTGTTGATGCGCGCGTTCAAGATGAAACGACTGGCGCAATTCTGGAAAGACAGCGTTGATGACAACCGAGCGGAATTGACCGGCTCTGAATACTCGCTATCCGAATACGAAAACGGAGAGAAGATCGATGGCGAGTCCTACAGATTCCTCACTGTTGACCGCCAGCAGGATCACTTTTGGGCAGGCATCCGCGCATGGCGCGTTGATGGTTCCAGCCGCCTTTTGCTCTACCGCAAGATCATCACATGGGAAATGCTTTCAGAATTGCAGGACCGATACAAGATACCACCGCAACTTGTCTTTATCGACGCCGGATTCCAAACTCCGGCAGTCTATGCGGCATGCGCGAAAAACGGCTGGACGGCATTGCATGGATCGCAGGAAAACGGATTCGCGCATCGCCCGAAGAATGGGCCAAAGGTGCGGAAATTCTTCTCACCGATCCAGATTGCACAGGTTGCCGCCGGGTCGCTCCGCTATGTTTTTTGGTCAAACCGCCGCGTGAAGGATGTACTCGTTACCCTGCGTAATGGCAAAGGGGTGCCGTGGGAATACCCTGCGGATGCGCCGCCATCGTGGCGGGATCAGATTGACTCAGAGGTTTGCAAGGAAGTGATCAACAAAGGCACCGGGCATAACGAAATGCGATGGGTCAAAATCAAGCGCGATAACCACGCGTGGGACGTGGAGTGCATGCAGGTTGCCGCCGCGATGATGGCGCGCATCTTGGGAGATGGTAGCGAAACAATCGGGGGCGATGACGAACATGGGAAAAACGGCTGACAACGGCAAAGGCGACAAGCTACGCAAGGGCGCGGATCTGAAAAAGTTCCGCGACAATTACGATTCGATTTTCAAAAAGAAAAGGGCTGGCTGAAACTTTGACACCATCGGCAAACCGATGGCAGCTAACCCAAGGGAGATTCGGGCAATCTTACAGGCAATCCAAGGCAATCCGGCATTGGTTGCGCAGCTACGCGAGGAAAGGGATCAGCTTGTACTGGACACCATGCTGTCGTCTGCCGGCGGCAGGGAGATTGTCAATGGCAGCGGCAACGGCATGGCCTACACAGCGCAAATCACCATGTCCAAGCGCGAACGGCTGGCCGTCCTACAGGCCGCGCTGGACTTCTATGCCGCCGGTCAATACCCATCGTCATGGGCGCGAACCAGATTTTAACCTATGATTCTCGACCCCTACGGAAACACCATCACAAGCCGGAAGTTCGCCGCTCCCGCCGTCAATGATTCCATGGCCCGCCCGTGGGAAGCTGTCCGCTTGGCGGATATCGACAAACTCATCCCGCGCAACGATCAGCGTACAATCGTTTACGTGTCCCGCCGTCTCTACCAAAACATGGGGCCAGTGCGCGCCGCAATCGACCAACGCGCGATGTATTCCGTCGGTCGGGCATGGCGTCCAAAGTTCATTGGCAAGGCCGCCGCATGGGGCAAGCTGGCGAAGGAATGGCTGGAAAAATACTGGTTTCCAACTTGCGATGTTCGCGGCGGTAATCACGATTGGACAACCGGGCTTTATCTTGATTCCGTCCACATCGACCGCGACGGCGACTGCGGGTGCCTTTACACCAAAACCGAAAGCGGATGGCCGCAATTGCAACGTATCCCGGCGCATCGCATCGGAGATCGAACGGAAGCAATCGACGCCAACGGCAGGTTGAAAGAAGGACCGTACAAAGGATTACGGATGTCCAATGGCGTCATACTGAACGAGCTTGATCGCCCGGTCGCTTACAACGTGCTTGGCGACAAAGAGGACGGCACGCAGGATCGCCAGATTTCCGCGCGTGATATGGACTTTGCCTATGACCCGCAATGGCACGAACAGAATCGCGGGATGCCGCTTTTTGTCCACGCGTTGAACGACTGGCGCGATATGCTGCAATCACTTGATTGGGAGCGGCAGGCGCAACTCATCATGTCTGCAATCGGGCTTGTAGAATACAACGAGGACGGCATGGCAGATGCAAGCGATCCGTTTACCATGATTGGCAACAAGCCAACGGATGTTCCTCCCGGCGGCAACGACCTACAGGTCAAGTCATTGCAAGGCGGGCTTATCCGCTACATGAAGGCAGGCAGCGGATCCAAGCTGGAAGCCATGAAGATGGACAGACCCGGCGAGATATGGGAAAACTTTTGGGATCGCGGTATCCGCTCCGCATTGTCTGGGGCCAATTGGCCATATTCGCTTGTCTGGAAACCTACCGGCCAAGGAACGGCAGAAAGGCTTGAATTGCAAAAGGCAGACCGCGCCGTCATGGATAGGCAGGACTTGCTTGAGCCGCTGGCGCGTCGCCGCGTCGGCTGGGCGCTTTCCGTCGCAATCAATCTTGGCGAATTGCCTCCGTATCCCGGCGACGACATCGGCGGGCAGTTTCAGTGGACTTTCACGAAGCCGGCAAAGATCACCGTTGATATGGGCCGAGATTCCGCCGCACGATCTGACGCATGGAAGGCCGGGTTTATCAATCAATCCGACGTTATCGACGGCAACGGCGATGACCCAGAGGACCAATGGTATCGCCGCGCCCGCGAGGTTGCGCGCCGTAAACAGATCGCCGCCGAGGTGTCCGCCGAAATGGGGCAGGAAATCACCGATGAGGAAATGTGCCTGATGGGAGAAAACCAACTGAACATGGTACAGCAACCGCAAGATCCAACACAATGAGACTAGCCAACATTATCCGAGCCGTCCGATTTGAGCCGTGGTGCATCACGCCGTCCGCTTACGCTGTCATTGCCCAGCTTGTGGCCAACGCGTCAACCGGCAAGCTACGCGCCGATGATGGCGAGTTTGACGACTTTATGAACACCCGCCCGGAGATGGTGATCGATCCAAACGGCAACGCTACGATCCATGTTTTCGGAACACTGCTTGCCAAGTCAACTCCAATTGAACGAACCTGCGGGAATACCGACTACGCGCAAATCCGCGCTGACCTGGCGCGGGCGAAATCCGCTGGCGCGACATCGGCAACACTCGTTATCGACTCTCCCGGAGGCATGGTGCAAGGCGTGCGCGAAACCGCCGCCGCAATCCTCAATGCCGGTATCCCTGTTGATGCGATGGTTGATGGCGATTGTTGCTCAGCCGCCTACTGGCTCGCGTCGCAATGCGTGGAGATTGCCGCCACTCCATCAAGCACCATCGGATCCATCGGCGTCATCATGCCGTGGATCGATCAAGTCGGCATGTGGGAACAACTCGGCATCGGCTGGAATCCTATCACCAATGACGGCGCGGATTTGAAAGGCGCCGGCAATGGTCCCGAACTCACGGAAGCACAGCGCGAATTTTTGACCGCAGGCGCAAATACGGTTGCCGGTGACTTTTGGGATGCCATCGAATCTCGCCGTGGACCGATGCCTGAAGTCCTTCGCCGAGCAGGGTGGTACGGCACGCAAGACGCCTACAATCTGAAACTTATCGACCGGATACTTTGACACCAATCCAAAAACATTATGATCTTCCAAACCAATTCACAATTGAAAGAAAAGGTTGCCGGACTTGAGGCCAGCCTTGAACAATCCGCCAACGATCTGAAAGCCGCTCAAACCGAGCTTACTGAGGCGCTGAAAGCAAAGGAGGACTTGATCGCCAAGATGAACGAGATCAATACCCGCGCCGAAAAAGCCGAGGCTGATCTTGCCGCCGCTCAATCGCTTATTGACGACGCGCAAGCCGCCACCGATGCCGCCACAGAATCCGAAGCCAAGACCGCTGAAACCGTCAATGCCAAGGTATCCGCCACCGTGGCCACCATCGGCGCTGAACCAGTGCCAGCCGCATCCGCTGAAATGGAACCTGACATCGTTTCCAAGTGGAAAGCACTGCAAGGACAGGCGCGCCTCGACTTTTTCAAATCCAATTCCAGCGCCATCAAGAAGGCGCTCGGCATGGCGTAACTTTGACATCCAATCCAATTCGTAATTTCCAACCAATAAAATATCATGTCCAATACATTTGACGCTGATCTCGTTGTCGATACCATCTCGACCCAAACCCAAACAATCCTTGGCAATCGCCTTGCCTACATCGGCGCGTATGCCACCGATTTCACCGCCATGGAAATGGCGCAAGGAAAATCCGTCCGCGTGCCGTTTGCAACCGACGCTTCCGCCGTCCAGACCAATCCGACGAACTTTGAGACTGGCGACACCACGCTGTCTGAAATCGTCGTCACGCTGGCCCACTACAGCAAGTCTTTCCACATTACCAGCGAGCAACTCAACCAGGGCTTCCGACTTGAGCAGTTGGTCAAGGTGAACGCGCAAGCCTTTGCGAACAAGCTGACCGACATCGCCATGGCACCAATCACCACGGCGAACTTCGGAACAGCCCGCACCATCACGGTCGCGCAAGCGAGCATTGCCGATGCCAACCTGCAAGCGGCTTTCGCCCTTGTTGCCAAGTCCGACCCGCGCAACCTGATCTTGGACGCCACCGCTTATTCCAAGTTCCTCGGCTCGCAAACCATCGATCTCGGTGCCAATGGGCGCGGCTTTGACAACTGGTATCTGAACACCCGTTGGGACGGTGCCGACACCAACGTCTACGGCTTTGCCGGTGGCCCGAACTCCCTTGGCTATGCCGCCGCCGTGCCGCTCAACGCCGGATCCGGCGACATGGTTTCCCAAACCACGATCACCATCCCCGGCATCGGCCTGCCGGTCCAAATCAATGTCTGGTTCTCCCGCGCCTCCCGTACCCTCTGGGGCAGCATGGATACCATGTTCGGCGCTGGCAAGGGCGACATCACCGCCGGGGCTCTATTCAAGTCCGCGTAATCTTTCGTGTAGTTCGGTTTGTGTTTCATGTGTGGCCGCGTTCGGGAA